ATTCATAAACCTCATTTTTTCTTGCGGTGACATAAGAGCTAGGCGCTCATTAAAGTATTTCCAAAAGCTCTTATTCGCAGGTATTACATTTATTAGATCGCATGCAGACATATTAATACATCTATAGTCTTGCATAAAAATGTCCCAAGTTATATGAAGGTTTTTTGCATCCGGATTATATTTTGGATAATTTATTGCACGCCTATAGTTTAATGCAATTCGACCCTCCGGGCTGCTAAGTAAAGCAAGAGAATTAGTACAGAGCATTCTACGAGATGGCGGCGACCCAGCCTTAGGTCTCCTTCTCAAGAATTTAATTTCTGCTACGTTGCTTAGAAGAAGATTTTTTAATGTGGGCAGCGACACTTTCATTATCTTTTCTTACAGTGCAAATACCGAATATTCTTTGTTCATTAAGAAATAATCCTTTCTTAAGAGTGCCGTATTCATCAATATCGAGGTTTGCTACCGGTACACCTAAGTTGTTAGGAAAACAGACATAGTCGCCTTTTTTAACATATTTTGTACTCGGACCACAAAGCACTACTTCGCCAATTCGCCAAGCCTTCATTTCTGCGTTAATAGGTACTACAATTCCATTGCGTATAATTGAGGCCCCGTCCTCTGTTTCATCTACATATTTTACAAGCAACACATCATCTAATACTGTTTTGAGGTTATATCCATAAAATACTGAATTAAATGAATTTTTTGGCAGCTCAGATAGATCAATTAAACTTTTTTGTACAGGTAGTAAATCAATATTTGCGGGCATAAGGTAATTTAATTAATTAGGTTTAGTATTCAACGTGTTAACATATTCTCTTATTTCGCGTCTAGAAAGCTCTTTAAATTGTGCTAATTTAGAAATAGTATCTTGACCCTCATCATTTTCACTTGGTTCTTGCTTTTTTTTCTTAAAATAAGTAATTTTCTTAAAAGAAGACTTTGGTATAACAGAACAAAAAAGAGAATATAAATTTTTTTTATTATCAAATGTAGAGAGATATTTGTTGATAATATTACACTTAAGGGCAATTTGAGGCGAGTACATACTAAGCCAACGATTTACCAGAAATGGTTGAAATTCACTTTCTTCATCGAATGAATTAAGAAGATTTTTCTTTTTTGTTGTTAAAATATCCGATATTATATCAAAAATCGTCATTTAATAATAACTTTAGACGTGGCGATAAAAATGTCATCGTTCATAGCATAAAAAACGTTAATAACATCTGCCATAAAATGATTTGCTTGCTCGTCCGTAAGGTCGGTAGAATATGCAAATGCTGGAGCTTTTTTACCGGCCTTAATATTAATTCCAGTATGACCTAGAGCTACCCCGTTCTTAGTATAGGTAATGCTTACTGAACATTTGCCTTTTGGCTGAGTAACGCCGCCCTGGTTATGTTCTTTATGCACAATAAGGTCATCACCGTCCACTTCAATGGGTGCTTTCAAATATTTGTTGCCTAGAATACCGGCAATTTGTGTATTTAAAAGTCGTTGGTAGGCTACAGCACCAAATGGATCCATGTTGGGTATTTCCCAGCAAAAATTAATAGCATCTTCACTATATATAAAGTCAGAATTTAAAATATCTTCACTATCAATCATACCTTCTGTCTCTACATGCATAGGCGCGCGAAAGGCAACAATGTTACCGATAGGAAGAGTTCTGTCCTTAAAAAAACGATATGCAAAGCGGGAGTGAATTAAATTACCATCATAAGACTTAATATCAGTTAAAATCATATCTCTATTATAATATACTCATTACTTGGATCCAGCAACTATTCTCATTAGATATCTTGCACGACTATCATACGTATGCTTTTTAAGAGCAGCTTGATAGCCGGATTCTTCTATTTCTTTTCTTTTGTCGGGGTTTGCAAGATAATACTTTATTTTTTCTTTTAAATCTTCTTTTGTAGTATACACAACTAAATCCTTTTGTAAGTCAAAAAGCTTTTCTAACCCTTCTGTATAATTTGTTAGTAAGAATGTTCGACACCCCAAAGTTTCAAAAGTTCTATAATTTATATCGTTAGCAATATTTCTATTAAAATGTATTTTGTAAGAATTAATAGCTTTTACCATTTCATCACCAATTACAAAAATGTCTTTCTTAATATTATAATTATCTAAACTGTCAATCCAGTCTCCCCTATTTAGAATATTTCCGCAAAACCCCACATCAATATTTTTTTCTATATCTAGAGGATACATTAAATCACTAGGATAGGCATTAGGGAACCAATAACACTTAGGTGTAATGTGTGTAAAGAATCTTAAATAGTATTCAGTTGAATTTAGATGAATGTCTATTTTAAGTTTTTCACACAACTCAACGTGATTAGATAAAACGCAATGACTATCAATACTCCAATATATTTTTAATTTTTTACTATTTTGAATTTTAGATACAGGAAGCCAATCTGGAAAATAATTTTCTAATATAAAAATAGCATCTGCCCACTCTAGATATTCATCAAATTTATTTTCATCTGGATACCCGCGGCCCCAAACTATTGCATTATTACCCTCTATTTTTGAAAGGGATTTGCTAAGACTAAGCGATTCACGGAAGTTTTTATTTTTTTCATGTCGCCCGGCTTCTTGAATTATTAAGAAGTTCATTTACGATAATTATAAATGTTGTCTGAACAAATTCCATAACACCCAGCAACCTTTTCATTATCTTTCGGCAATACGCATATAGAAATTGGAGTTAATAGCTTACCAGGAAAAGTCCATATAAACCCTCTAGATGTTACTGTTACATCGTCGTTTTGATGAAAGAAGCAATGAATATTTTGATTTGTAAGCATAACTTCTAAAGCTTCTATATTTTTAGCATGGCACCAAAGTTTATTGTTCTCTAGATAAACTTCATTTATCTGTGTTTCCGGTTTGTCGTGACCAAGAAAAAGCCTTTCATTCTTAAACCATACATCCACCTCTACATCAAACCCTTGGGCTAGCGCAGCGTTAATATAATCAGGGGTATTTTCTTTTTCTGGATTTTTTTTCCAGAGATTACCTCTATGAGAGATTAGTACCATAATTGTTTAAATAGTAAGCAAGATCCTCGGGAGTCCCTAGACCCCACATCTTTAATGAATCAATTTTAAAAACTTTTATTTTTTTACCATCTTGTATTGCTTCGTTAAAAACAGGACAAACATAAAACTCATTATTTACTCTAATATTTTTTTCAATCATTCTTTCTGCATATTTGATATAATCAGAGCCTTTTTTCCAGAAATATATACCTACGGTTGCAAGATTACTAATCGGCTTTTTTTCCGCCACTTCACAAACAAAGTTATTATTATCTAGCTTTGCATAACTCCATTTGGGGTGTGTTGATTCAAACACTAGTATACCTCCATCTACGCTATCTGCCATCATAGCATACATAAACTCGCTACTATCCCAATCTAAAAATTGATCTGAGTTTGCAAGTAATAAAGGACCATCCGTTATAAAATCCCTAGCAAGCAAAGTAGTGCATGCAGCTCCTTCAGTTAAACCCGTGGTAGTTACTATTTTACAGTTAGGTGCAATCAGGTTTAATGTTTCTTTTAAATTATATTTCTTATAATGTTCTTCTTGAGCAATAAAAATATAGTTAGCATCTACGTTTAAGCTCTCTACTACTACTTGTATCATAGGCTTATTCTTAACATCTATAAGAGGTTTTGGAAATGTATAGCCGGCTTTCTCAAAGCGAGTACCCGCGCCAGCCATAGGTATAAGAACGTTTAATTTATTATCTTGCCACATAGGTTTAAAAATATTAATTGATTTAGTTTCATAGTTAGTTATACAGTTTTCTATTTTTTCCAACGTAAGATCATCGGGATTCATAACTGGACATAAAAAAGCTCCAGATTTTTTAGCAGCTAGTCTACCTACATAAGAATCCTCTACGATTATTGTCTCACAAGGATCTACACCCGCATCTACCATACATTTCAAATAAATTTCTGTACTCGGTTTTGGATTCTTTACATCTTCATTAGAGAAGTAGTTGTCAATATATTCTAATAGCCCTTTTCTAAGTAAAGTAAATTTTACTGTTTCTCTTATTGAATTGGAAGCAACATATATTTTGTATTTCTCTTTTAGAGGTTTTAAAATTTCAATCAATCTTTCATCTCTATTAAAAACTGTGTTTACTAATTCTTTAGTAAAATGTTGCTTACTCTTCCAGATAGTTGAATAATAATTTTCTGGAAGATTTTTATTTTTTGTTAATAGCTCTAACTTCTTTTTTGTTGGCAGCCCATCATACGTTGATAAATGCTCCTCTTTAGTAATAGTATATTTTTCATCTACCTCTTGTAATGCTTTGTTTAAGGAAAGAAAATGAAGCTCACGGGCATCAGCTAAAACACCGTCTAAATCAAAAATAATTAGCTTTACCATGCTATATTTTAGGAGCGTCGTTTTGATAAACTAGTCTGTGATGTTTATTTGCCTCGCCGCCAGGCCCGTAGTCATTAGGAAAATCTAACATAAACGGCATGTCAATATTATGAATACCTAAATTAAATTTTGCAAACAAATGATGATGAACAAAAAACTCTGCACCGGTACCCGCGGGAGCTGAATTACAATATTCTTCTAAATGTTCATAAATTTTTGAATATATTTTCATATTTTCTTTATTGCCCATGGCAAACATATCTGTAGTTAAACCGCAATAAATAGAAAGGTAATTTTGAGGAATTCCTAAAACTTTATTAGTAAAGACAACATCCATATCAGAATCTTGAATTTTTGAATAAAAGAATGCATCCGGTCTTGCTCTTATTATAATATCATAATTGTCAAATTGCAATGCAAGGTTTATTGAATTGTATATATTATAAAACTGCCCTAAGATTGTCTGACACCTCTGCTCTACACCCTCTTCTGCTATAGAAAACTTTTCTCTTAATACTATAGGAACAGGCAATTTGGTGTTACTAATTTCATTGATCTTAAAATCTTTTAAATTTAAATATTTCTTAATTTGTTCAGTGTTTTTAAAAATACCTTCTTTGTTGCTCCATCCAAAAAAGAAAACATCCGCATTAAGAGGCTCAATTAAAAATTTATTTGCAAAGCTTTGCGCTTGCTCAAAATGTCTTAACCCGCCAGCAAGACAAACTGCTACCTTATACTGTCTAGATGTTCTGTCTATATTAAAATTTAAATGATTTTTAGTTATAAGTGGAAATATATTTCGTGTTCTAGATCTAGTTAAAGCTAATATATTCTTTTCTATTTCAAGCTGATTCATAAAAATACTCCTTGAGAATTATTTTAGGTTCTTCATTTTGCCTGGTAAAGATAAAATACCACAGCCATTCAAAAAGTCTGGAGGAATAAAAACTTTTACCCACACCCAATTCTTGATCTAGCTTCAATCCGTCATTATAGAGCCAGTCATTTAATTGAATATAAGTCTCTTTAGAATTAGATAATATTAATTCCTTATGTATTAAAAATTGTGCAGCTGCATAGGAAAAAATGCTGTCTGGACATTTACCGAAAAGCTGACCACCCAATCCTTTAAAAAACAATTCAATAGCTTTATAAGGGCGGTTATTAGATTCACCGGGAAACGCTCCATATGCAATAGTTCTCTCTGGTAAAATAACATTATAATAATTGTTAATGTTTAGCCATTTATTTTTAATTTTTTTGGTATCGATTTTTTTTACAATATCTAAAGCTGAATAATCTTGGTGAGGTGAAGTTAGATGTCCATGTAAAAATACGGTCCACTCATTTAAATTATTATAATTTTGTATAATGTATTCTAAGTAAGAAGTCGCTTCATTGCCTAAATTTTCTTTTTGTAATATAGTTTTTTCACTAATTAATGTTTTAGAATAAACAACATAATCGCATGGCAATTCTTTAAGCCAGGAAAGATCTTCATTATAGTGTGATATTACCGCAAACATTTTTTAAGATGATTTATTAAATCTTCATTAGTAGACCACACAGTAGACCAGTTTTCATGCTTTTTAAAAACAAAGCTATCGTATTCAAAAGGTTCTGATACCCGCGTCCACCCGTAACACCCGGCCTCAGTATCGTGCGCAATAATTACAGGTACTTTATTCTTAAACATTAAATTTACGCACTCCGGTCTCGTTTCCCCATGTCCGTCAATAAAAGCAAAATCGGTATTATTAAAGAAGCACGATGTATAGAGATTCGGCCCAAGTAACTTTAAAGGCTTCCAATTTTTATTAGAACTAAACTTTTCTACCATTTTATTAAACCAATCCTCAGACTGCATTTCAATAGAAACTAAATTTTCTGAATTATTCAAAAGTAATTTGGTTGAAAAATTCCCCATACCAAATTCGACTACATTTTTTTGTTTACCTATATAATCAAAGATAAACTGTAGTAATTCTAAATGTGTGCTGTAAGGATCTGTATTATCCATAGTGTATTTTAATATCTGAGATAAGCTTATCAATTTTATCTTTGTACATACTATAGGGTCGAAGCATATGTGAATCTATATAGAATCCTTGACTAAGTTTTTCTGTATCATAAATCCAGTCAGGGCGATTGATTCGCCTGGTAAAATCGCGTTGTTTAATCCTTAAGAACTGTTTATACGGCTGTAAGGATTCATACATAAAATGTTCATCTGTATTCCATTTAATTCCTATTTTCTCTGATAGAACTTTACAATATTCTTCAAATGATATTTTGTCAATATTTAAATATTTTTTTAGTGTTGTAGAGTGACCTAAGACATAGCACATAGGATAATACGGGTTAACACCATAGGGTTGCCCGGAATATAGGATAATATTATTATCCTCTAATTCATTATCATATTTGTTAAAATAATCTTTACTAATAGGAAGCATGTCAATATCAGACATTAAAAGATTTCCATTTATAAAATTAGATGAAAACAATCTAATTACTTGAGATTGAAAGCTAGTAGGAATAAATTCTACCTTTTTAATCTTGTGAACCACCCCATACTCATTACAATCTATTGACGTATTATCGGTTATATTAAGATAGTAAGTTTTATACCCAAGATCTTTCCATCTCTGAGCTACAATTGGATAAAAATCTTTGTAGAGAGGATTGTCGTCAGAAGAAATTATAACATAATCAGCTTTCATATTTTTGCCTCACTTTGTTCAAAAGAAGCCTTGCTCGAGCAACATCCTTACACCCATGCCACACATATTCTTTTATTTTAAATTCTACATCACCTATGCTTTTAGGGTAGTTAGAAGAATAATCTTCGTTAGAAAAAGCATATTCGAAAAAAGGATCGCAACAATCAAGAAATGTATCTTTTCTTTTTTCTTTCCAATAAATAAGATTAATAAATGTTTCATCATAGTTTGCGTAGTAAGCCCTATCATTTAAGTTCATCGCTTTAACTATACTATACATATCAAAAAATTTTCTGTAAAAAGCTGCGCTTTTATGTGAAAAAAGAAAACATGATGCATGTACATAGGGCTGAGTTTTTTCCTGTATGTTGAGAATGTTCATTAATGCAAGCTGGTTGTGCGGATCTTGAGGATGAAGAGGGCACAAGATGCTATCATTAATTCTATCTAAACTTTTAAACACCTCAGTTACCAGAGGGGTGACAACCGCATCAACATCAACTAAAAACCCTTCAGAAAGCTTGGACGTTCTTGCAGCCTGAATTTTTGTATAGTAAATATTTTCATTACATTCATTATTCAGTACAATTTTTCTTGAGCTTATTCTTTTATTATTAAAATTTCTATCAAAATTAATAGTAACGTAATCAATTGGAAGATCGGTAAATTCTAGAATGCTTTCAATTAATATATCACTAAGATTTTTATAAAGATCAGAGTTATTAACTACAATAAGAAATCCTCTATTCATTAATATGATCTTTTAAAATTTGTAAGTGTTCGGGATGTATCGGGGTATCATTTTCATCATATTGGCAGCCAATAAACTTTAATCCTTCACGTTTTACAGGAAATGGCTTTTTTTCAAAAAACTCATCGTGAACAATCATGTCATTATTAAACAATGGATATATTTGCTGGGTTATAATAACTTGATCTGTACCCCACTTATCGTGTTTAGGGTATTTGAAAATAATATCTTTTATATTTCTTAATTTTTCAGCTTTTATCCCCCACATGCCGCCTAGCATCATCGCATAAGGACTCGGACCATGCCAAGGATGATCTCTCATAACATGTAAACTTTTACCACTCTTTACCCATTCGTTAACCGCGGCTGCTTCTCGTTTGTCTACTCTTGAATCCGTGTCTCTAAAAATTGCATATTCAACGTCATTTTCTGCGCAAGGAAAATAACGGTAATTCATAAAAAATGCAGAATCTGCATCATCTACATACATTACTTTTGCACCAAGATTTTTTAAACTACGCGCCACTTCTTTTTCTATAGAAGGTGAAAGATAAAACCAAGGCTTCCAATCCGGGTATACGATTTTACAGAGTTCAGCGTTTTTAATAGCACCGACTTTATAAAAATCTTTAGTACCGTAAAGGCAGAAGCTAATAACTTTCATTAGGCAATTTTTGCTTTATCACACTTAATGTTAAGAAGTTTCTCCCACATTTCTGCTTCTTTTAACCGTTCATTATGTAAAGCTGGCCAAAGCTGATCGGAATATTCCTTATCCTTACCTTCTGTATCTCTTAAATTTTGTGCTACTTTATCAAACTTAGTTGAGCCAAATACCCAGTGATTATGGGTGATAGTTATATCTGAACGATATACTTTTCTACCAAAAGAAAGATACATATTATCTAGCCACTGATCTATCCAGTTACGAGAAAATTCTTCGCGCATAAAATATCCTGTTTTTTCCAAATAAAAGCGATGTATAAACAGCCATGCGGAAAATTGATCTTGTCTATGGCCATCAAACCCGGTTACCAATTTAAATTTATCCGGGCATTTTTCATTAGAGAATTCCTCTAATATTTTTTCATCCCAGTTATCAGTAGAAAAGACCATATCATCACCTAGCATTGAAATAATTTCCTCTGTGCTATGTCGCGCAAGGGTATTCCAGAAATAACCTAAAGAAAATTTACCGGTAGGGTTAGGTGGTATAATAACAACTTTAAGATTATTAATGGCTTCTGCTAATTTTACGCATCGTGGAAGAGTAGGATCGTCTTTATCGAGGCCCATATAAAGTGTATAGTTATCTGGGCTCTTGCAGCGGGCTAACGCGCTCATTAAAAAATTAATTTTATTATTCATTCTTTCTCGAGTTGGTAATAATAATGCAATTTTCATTTATTCTTTTTTTCCTTTAAAAACTTTATAATATCTTCTCTTGTTGTATCTGGTACTGCGTTTTGCCATGCGGGATTAAATCCGTGTTTTTCCTTAAACAATTTAGCACCTTTTTGTATATTTTCCATCCAATCATTTCTCGGTCTTATTGCGCTACTACTTTCTGAGCACTCAATTTCATCAAGATAATCTGTACTGTTGGCAAGATCAGGCCAGTTCCAGTATGGTGTAGAATACCCTGCTTTAGCTATGCGGTAGTCGTGATCAACATGCTCAAAAGCGTTTGTATAATCTTCGTCTATAAGACCGACTTTTTCTAGAACTTCTTTTGAATAGTAGCAAAAAGCACCTACACTATGGGTGTTAACAGCAAGTTTTATATCCCCATAATCAAAGATATATCTCGGTGTAGGCTTTCCTTTTGAGATATTTCCCTTATTAGCAGGCCCGTGATAGCCAAAATTAAAATGCTGTAAACCGGTTTTTCTTCTAAGCTTTATATATTCGTCAAAGACTTTATGATTCTTGACTATAATATCGTCTTCAATAATAAAAATATGCTCACAACCACTGCCTAAAAGATAGCGAAAAAGCTTATTTTTTGATCTACCCACACCTAGGTTTTTCGTATTATGAAAGTATGTAAATGGTTTTTCTTCTTGTAATTTACTTATATCTTCAAAATCCGCGCCATCATTGATAACAGCTAAAACATAATCATTAGGAATTGATCTAAAACACTTTAGGAAGAATTTAGGCCTATTACATGTAACTATACCTATACCTATTTTATCCATATTAATTTTATTATTATAGTATAAATAATAGTAATGGCAATCAATACATCCAATAGTAACTTTGTTAACATTAGCAATTTACCTCAAGTTCAAGAAGCTGTAGATGGCGATTTACTGATTGTTCAAACAGAAAACGGTACGCAAACTATAGATTTTCAGAATTTAAATGTTGTAAAGACTGATGCTGCCGGTAATGCAACGGTAGTTGGTGAGCTGACGGGTACTATAGCATTTCTAGATACTCTTTCTGCAGGCGGAACAGTCTCCAGTTATAATTTTAGATCTAATAATCAAACTGGTGTATTTGAAAATATGGATTTTTATAACCGCCTCACCATAAACGGTGGCTTAGTAACAAGTGCAGATTACGTTCTTGGTTCACCCGAATATGACTATATAACAACCACTGTTATCCCGAGCGTTACAAGCTTTCAAAATACTCTTTACAAATATGTAATTGATTTAAACGGTCAAGCCACAATTGCAGGTGGGAATACAAATGTTGCTGCTTCTTTCTCACAATTCTTTAATACATATCCTAATATTTCAATTGGCAGTATACGACCATTTCATTTCATGCTTGCTGTAAATACTAGACTATCTTCTTATCCTTGGGTAGATAATATTGCACAGGACCCTTCTAATAACTTAACATTTACCATAAATGCAGGCTACGGGCTACCTTCAAACACAGTAATATTCTATAGATTGTTGTACACGTACAACGGTTAAGAGGCGTGAAACATTAGCGCTTTGTTAATTCTACCAAGCGCTTTTCTAGGATGAATACCCTCATCAACTAATCTTTTATATTCGCTTTTAAATGCCTTTATAAAGTCTTCTGATAGCCTAAAATTCTTAGGATAAAACTCTCTTCTAATGGTTTTTATACTTTTAAAATTTTCTAGGAGATGTTCATACTCCTCGTTAAATTTTGTCATGTAATTATTTATTGTCCGCGTATGATTTTATTTCTAACTCTCGTCTCTTGTTTTTCTTCAAATAACGCCTTTTTATTAGCATTTACAATAGTTTCCATTTGACTAATATTTTCAGGATCTAATACACTAGATTGATCATCAATAAGTTCACCTCTATCGTTTAAATAAAGCTTTACCATTTCAACACGCTGTTCTGGATTCCCAAAAATTTCAATAATGGGCGGCCTATCATCATCTGCCATAAATGGGCATACACCTTTAACCATTAATCCATAGGTGATAGCTTTAAAAATATTGTCAATTTCCTTAATAAAAACTTTATCGATATCTCTGTTTTCTTTAATCTCTACATCTACCGGTGCTACTTTTGTAATAGGTAAAAAGAAAACTATATCAATAGATTTCATACTCTCTTTTACTAGAGGAATACATTTATCGATAAATGCTTTGTCAATATCTGAAGTCTTTTTATCTTCAGCCCACATTGAATAAATTAAATTATCTAGCGGGCAACGATCAAACAAAATATGATCACCTTTTGCCGTTTTCTGAATATCATCAATAAGACAATTTAAAATCTTCCATTGCCCATCTTTATCTACAAGCTTATTAATATTAACTTTTTCTTTTTTCAAAAGCTTTCTATAAGATTCTTCTGAGCGATTATAGTTCGGCCAATACTTCAAAATATCATTTACTAATGTGCTCTTACCTTGACAAGCACTACCGGATATAGCTATTCTCATTGTTATACTTTAAGCGCTCTATCCCAAATAACAAGCTGGAGGCGTGGGCTAAATTTATACCCATATCGCTTGCAAAGATCTGCTACCATTTCGGCCTTCTGTACGTGCTCTTCTCTACTACCGCAACAAGGCATTAACCAAATTCTATTCTTTGGTACTTTTATGTCTTCAGGATCAATGTACATACGCACCATCTCCCAATAATCATCTTCACTATTAATTACAAACTTAAACCCGGAATTATGCTTTACGTGCCACTTTAAAACTTCAGGTTTATATCTTTTTTCTATTGGATCACCGTTATTTGACATCTTGGGCGATGTCGTAAAAGTAGCACCCCAATGTACCCACTGATAATCAGGAATAATGGTTGCATTGGTCTCAAAATCTATTCTCGGAACATGTTTAAATGTAAAAATATATTTATCGACGAGCTCGAGTAATTTTTTCTGTTGAATAAGCGGCTCACCGCCTGTTATCTTCCAAATCGCACCTTCTTTAAGGCGATAATAAAAACCATCCTTTGCAAAACTATCTAAAATTTCATCAAACGACATTCTATTCTTGACAGACCAACTAATAAATGAATCGCAGCCATTTGGTGAGTCGGCAGAAGCAAAGCCTTTACAAGTAAGATTGCACATTGAGAGTCGCATAAACACTGAAGGCGTACCAACGTATTCCCCTTCACCTTCTATTGTATAAAAAATCTTATCGTCGCTAAGAAAAATATAATCGTCCATTTTTAAAATTATATATTATATAGTAATATTATCAAGAGTTTCGTTAAAATTATAATAAAAGCTTATATTGCCTTCTTTATCAAAACCAAAATAAAGAGGTGACTTTTTAAAAAATAAATTAAATGCATTAATATTGTTTTCAAATTTTGCAAAGTTATTTTTAGCTAAGAAATCTTTTGTTATTTGTTTGTTTTTAAAAATATCAAAAACAATATTTACTTTAACGTTATCTTTTGTTTGATATGTCTCGTAATGTGATACTCCTTTTGTATCAACAGTTAGTCCAAAAATTTTTTTTATATATTCCTTATTATTGTTATCATGAAAATAAAAATATCTTTTTTTCTTTGTAAAGGTTTTATTGTATTCGAGTGAATAACCGTATCTACATTTTTCAAAATTAGCAAATTTAAATTTGTAGCTTTTATTTTTTAATACCAAATCTCTAAATTTAAAATGTATATATTTAAAAATTTCTCCATTGGTATTGACTTTTAACCCTATAGCAAGGCTTGAATGTCTACTAAAATCAACAAAAGGAAGCAATTTATAAAATATTTTTTCTTTATCATTTATAAAGTCTGTATATTGAAATTCATTGTCTTTTTCTTTTATTTCTACATAATATTTAAGCATAAAGTTTTCTTGTTCGTCTAGAGAGACACCTATGCCTTTTTTATGATTAATATTATAAAAATTAGTTAAACCAAGAAAGTCTTGTACTTCTTTACTATTATGTATTTGTTCTATTTTATTAGATGAAATCACTTAATTAATTATTGACAAATTCGGCAATTTAAACATAAATATATATATAGATGTCTAAAAAAGACAGACAGCTTAAAAAGGCTGCACGAGAAGACAAACAATTCATTAAATCAGATATTTTCCTCAATTTTAAAGTAGAGCAGAAATTTCACTTTAATGAACATCATAAAGCCTTCGTCGATAAAGCTTTTGCAGATGATACACACATAGTTTTTTGTGATGGTCCTGCAGGTTCTTCTAAAACATATTGTGCAACATACGTTGCTCTTACAATGCTTAAAGAAAAGAAGATTGATGAAATTATCTACATAAGAAGTATTGTTGAATCAGCTACACGCAAACTAGGCAGCTTACCTGGCGAGGTGGACGATAAGTTTAAACCGTGGAGTATACCTTTAATAGAGAAATGTGACGAGCTTGTTGGTAAACAGATGACTAATATATTGTTTGAAGGTGAATACTTAAAATGCACACCGGTAAATTTCTTAAGAGGTGCGACATTTTCTAATAGTGTAGTTATAGTTGATGAGGCTCAAAACCTAGAGCATAGTGAGTTAGTAACCATTTTAACAAGATATGGACGCAATTGTAAGTTGTTTGTAATAGGTGATTCTTTACAATCAGATATTCAGAAGTCAGGATTTAAAAATATAATGGGCGGGTTTGATTCAGAAGATAGCAAAACTCACGGTATTCACGTCTTCCATTTTACCGAAGATGATATTACGAGAAGTAAATTACTTAAGTTTATTGTTAGAGTTATAGCTGGAATCAAATTTAAATCTTAAATCTGTTTTTTTATTTTTTGCTATTTGATCGTAAATTTGACCTATCTCTTTATTATCGTTCTTACTTTCTAACGGTCTTTTATAATAATCAGAAATTTCACCCCCGTAAAGCTGCTGCTTTTTTTCAGCATCCATTACTTACCCCAGCTTGTCCCGCCAAATAAATTCGAAAACCCTGTTGAAACTTTACTACCCACACGTGCACCCTGATTAGTAGGTGGTATATGCTTTAAGGCTGTTGTAACATCAACGCCGGTTTCTTTTGCAACTTCCTGTAAGAAGTCTCTTACTTGATTAGCCGGCGGTCCAGCTGGCGCTTCCGGTATAGGAGGTACATCAGAATTTACCATATCATGGGTAACAATTGCAGAATTCTTTTCATGTTCCCATACTTCTACTTGATTAACCCAACAACGATTGTTTGTAATTTCGCGAATATATCGATCAGCATTTTCAAAGCACCATTCCGCGGTTCTTTCAATACCTACACCCTTCGGCATTATTCTTAAATCACATCCACCGGAAGCATGCAAAGATTTAAATCCTTCTAGCAATGGATCGTCACTCGCTACACATAATGTATGGTCAAATTGTTTTTCTAAAATTTCTTTTAACCCCTTTAATCCACCAAAGTCAACTACCCAATTTCTATGATCTAGAGAGGAACAACCAAACCAGAACTTAGCTTGCAATCTATATCCATGTACAAATTTGCAATGACTTTCAGCTCTCCATTGCCTGAATGCACAACTACCTAATTCAATAACTTTTGTACTTTCGTATATCATCGGTAAAGATCTTTTCTATTATCTATAATATTATAACCGTGCTTACTTGAAAATCAACTGATTATTTTACAGTTCCGGAAATATTATTATCGGCTAGGTATTTTTCTGCTTCTTCTTTAGATGAAAAGGATAGTAGATTCCCCTCTTTTGAAATTAATGGGTTATTATTTTCGTCTAAAATAAAGAATCCGCACTTATTCAGACGTCTTAGATTCTTTTGACTCATTAGATTCTGTCGGCTTAATGTTAAGAATTTCTTTAAGAATATCATTAACCGTGCTGTTAAATGATTCTTTCTTTAAGTACTTTTTAATTTCTTTTTCAGGCATTTCTTTAGCTACTTCTCTTGCAGCACCGGATACACCTTTTTGACCTTTTTTAGCACCCATTACAGCACCAAAAAAGCGCTTTTGTTTTTCGGATTTTGCAGGCATAAAATTATTTATTCTCTAATATAACAAATCTATTGTTAAGCTGTTATTTTTGTAGCACCTATCACATCTTTGCCAACATTTTTAATCCTATATCTCTCAATACGGCCAAATTTACTTGGTAAAGTAAAAACATCACCAGCTTTAGGATCGCGGCCCATAAGCCTGGCTGCATTAGTTGCTGTTTGATTAATAGTGGTGGGCGAAGTTGTAGCTGTTGTCGATGTCTGCGCGGGCGTCGATCCAGGTAATCCACCGGTAATAGCTTGCCCTTGTGTGACTTGACCGCTACCCTGAACGGTGCCTGAAGTTGTACTCCCTGTAATTGCAGGCTTTATAGAGGTAGAAGATTGACCGGATGCAGACTGCCCAGCAATTAAAGCCTTTACAGTATTTTTATCAAACTCTTCTACATCCGGTTCACCCTCTTTCTTTTCTTTACTTCCTATTTTATCTATACGGTTCTTTATTGCACCCGCCGGGTCATCTCCAAATCTTGGCTGACCACCCTGACCTATCATAAATTCTCTTGCAGCTTTAACAGCTCCAGGCGTACCGAAAACAGTCTTACCTACATTTTTAGCAGCAGTACCTATCACCCCGCCTACACCTTTAGCTAATTCTGCGGTACCGCGCGCAACACCCGGGGTAGCTGCAGCTACACCTTTTCCTAGTCTACTTAAAAATGAGGACATTGGCGCCTCATTCACCAATGCATTATATAGATCGTCAAATTTCATCGTTCATTAAAAAGTTTTTATATAATTGGGCTAACTTTTCACTATTATACCCACACTGTATTATATATTGCTCGATATCGTTAATATTATTGGAATTTCTAATTTGTTCAATAATAGGGTCGCTCTCTGTCTTACCATCATGTAAAAGACTCTTAATAATATATTCCTTCAATAAGCAAAACGAATCGTAATCAGCTTGATCAGCTATAGCTTCAATAAATTCAATTGGTATATCTTCAATACCTAATTCAGGATTTATTACTAAAATTTTTAAATGACCTTTACCTTCCTCTAATACATATCCCTCATAACCATCACACCTTGAGAAGTCTGCCTCTTTAGTAACAAGAGCGGGATCTACTTTTATACGAACTCTCTTTAAAGCTGTTTTCTTTAAGCTTTCAAGAATTAAGTCATTATATTTCACATTATTATTTATGTTGATCTCGTTACATCTTATCATATAATAGCTAATATGTTTAAGAAAAAATTAGCTTTTGCGAATCACAATCACCCTCATACACAAGAAGAAAGAGAACAAATAATAGAAAAAGCATCTAAGGCTTATGAAGCTTATATGGATGCGTTAGGTTATGATTGGAGAAATGATCCTAATAGTGCTAATACTCCTCATAGAGTTGCTAAGGCATTTGTAGAAGATTTTGCTTGGGGTTGTTATAGCGAACCACCAAAGATTACCGCTTTTGATAATGTAGATAAGTATGATGGGATTGTATCGCAAACTAATATTAAAGTTACCTCACTATGTTCACATCATCATGCACCTTTTATGGGGTTTGCTCATGTGGCTTATATTCCAGCAAAGGATGGAAAAGTTATTGGTCTTAGTAAACTAAACCGTATCGTGGATTGGTTTTCTCGTCGTCCTCAAGTACAAGAAAACCTTACAATGCAAATTCACAAGTATATTGATGAAGTTTGTGTTAAGAATAAGGGAGTAGCTGTTATGATTGAAGCAGCTCACACTTGTTGTTCGAACCGTGGTATCAGACACGATTCTACAATGCGTACAGCTAGAATGTCTGGCGCATTCTTAGATGATAAGGATAATTCTAGAAACGAGTTTTATAAGTTTGTTGACTTTGCCCAGAATAGAAAATTGATTTAATAGTCAAAACGTACAATTAATCTTGAGGAGTATCGGTTTCCGCGGTTTTTGATTTCTTTTTAAAAATTATAAAAGGCTTTTTTGTTTCCGGGTTATATATTTTTAAAACATCTTCTCCCTTAAACTTAGGGCTACCACTTTTACTTACAATTAAAGTTTTCTGTTTATTAGCAATTGCACGTATTGCATTTTCCGAATAACTAGGTCTATTCCAATCTTTAGCTAGATTATCTTTTCTATTTAAAGCTACAACTCTATATTTTGTAGATTCATGTAGCTCTTTATTAACATCAATCACTGCATTTAAATGTTTCAAAAATGGCTCACCAACTAAAATAGGATCTTCATTCTCTGATCGATCTGCTACACTAAAAGGAACATCCTTATATTCTTTACCGTTTATTTTTATGTTAAGCTTAACAATAGGCCTGTCTTCCTTTACACCACTTCCTATATGTATTTTTATCTCGCCGTCTCTAGGAGCTTTTATTCGCTTACCTTCTACAGTAGTAAATGAAATATTTTCCCCCTCTTCTGAAACATCAACTCCGTGAATTACATTGTACGCCTCATTACCACTGTCAATTTTGGCTTTTAGCTTACCAACACCATCAACATCTATATATTCTGTTACACCAAATATAGGCTTGTCATAAAACTCTTTAAACGTCTGCACTATAATATTTATGGATTAAAATGACGTTTTCATGTATAATACTATCATGGACAATATTTTTAAGAAATGCACAGAAATTTCTTATGCTTTACTAAAAAAGCATGGTGATTATCGCTGTAAGCATTTCTCGTTTATTTTTCAAAAAAATAGGCTAATTTCTATTGGTATTAATAATCCTAACAAAACCCATCCAAAAAATTTAAAAATAGGGTTTTTTAATAGGAGAGGCGAAGATATATCTCATACAATAGGTGTACATTCAGAGCTTTCTGCTATATTAAAATTAGGTGAAGAGGACTGTTCTCGTTATACTATTGTTAATACTCGTATCAATAGAAACCATCAATTAGACCTTTCGAAACCGTGCAATGGTTGTACGTCTCTTTTAGATCAGTTAAACTTTAAGAAAGTATATTATTCAACCGGCAATGGTTACCAGTTCTTACAGCTATAATATTTAGCCGTACCAGGTTTAGCCGAAGAGCATTTGTGACGAGCTCTAAATGATTTTCTTTTAGCAGGGTTAGACTTTTTAATTCTTAAATTCGGATCGCCGTAATGTACACGTTTTAACTTACCATTTACTTTAGTACATCTCATATACTTTTTATCTTTTCTCGTAGAAGATTGTTGTCCAGTTACTTTAGTACAACGTGCACCTTTTTTCTCTAACAGTATATCTTGTTCTAATGCATAGATAAATGCTTTTTCGAATAACATAAAATTATTTATATTTTGAATAAATATTTATATGTTCGCCAAAGACTTTAATCTTTTAAACGAAATCTATAATCAAAAGATCAATGAAATGAACATTGGTCCTAAGGGTGATAACGAAGGAGTTACACCTACACCAAATAAAGTTACTAAAATTTCTTTACCACCTAAAAGAGATTGTGCAGAACAAGAAGAACATTGCCATGCTGCTGTTAAGGGCTGTTCTTGTAACAATTGTCCCGAATGTATAGCTAATCAAAATCCTAGTGAAGAATGTGAAGGCCATGATCCCTCCACTTACGACAGTAACGGTACAATGTCAAGACAACTCTTATTTAGAATCTTTAAACTATCTGCAATGCTTCATGACCTACTTAACGGTAAAGAGAATATAGAAGCATGGGTATTGAGTAAGATTACAAATGCACACGATCAATTAGAATCAGTTTTTGGTTATGAAGATTATGAAGCTGCAAAGAACCCGGTTCACGGAATGTGCGGTGATGGCAATTTTGAAGAAAGTAATGAAGAAGATCTCTTTAAAGCTATTAATTCTGGAGGAGATCAACTTTTAAATAGATTACGCACTGTATTGAAGAAAGAGTCTAAAGAAACATTAGAAAAGGTTTTACTAGAAACAATTATACTTTTAGAATCAAAAAAACGTTAACTTAACTTTTGATTAAACAAATTAAAAATCTTTGGATCATACTTACCTAGAATTTCTGCAATATAGCTCTTTCTGGTTGCCTCATCTCCTGCCTTATAAAGGGTTCTTAACTCTGTTGCACTAGAAATCTTTCTCCCCCCTAAGTTAAATTGTAAAGTCGCAGGTGCATAAATGTATCCATGGCCACCATCTTCTTTAAAAGGATCCATCTGTGTTAAATCTTTAAAGGGCTGAAAATATGTGGGTGTTCCTTTTTTTGTTAAACCAAATTTAAAACGCGGATCCGATTCCATATCTTTTTTACCAACAATATAAACTACTTTAGCAACATTTGGATCGTAATTTTTTAATATTTCTAAAGGCTTGTAAGGTTGCCTTACTTGTACTATTTCATTTTCAGGAATACCGGCAGCTTTTATTATTTCTTTTTTTTCTGCAAAATTAAAAGGATAACGCGAAGAATCACTTACTTTAGCAATCTCATCTGCAGTAGTTATAAAAAAATCAGCACCCGGAAACTGTTTTTTAGCCATATCATATAAACGCTTATGACCAATATGAAAAGGTTGAAAGCGCCCCGGGAACATAACTAATAAATTATTTTTAGTGTTCTGCAGCAACTGTTCTACTAATATGTCAAATTTCATATGTTAATTCCCGGTGTTAATCGTTGCTGTGAACCTTCTCTTCCATAAGGAGGATTTGTTTGATAATTAGATTTATTTTCTACTTTTTGCACATTTTTTATAAATCCTTTTATACCCTCTTCACTCTCCCCGGCTTTTAACTGCTTTATCTTACCTGCTTCTTTACCTGTAATAAAACTGCCAGTTATTTTTAGAGGATTTGGTGAAATAGAAGTATCTCTTATCACTATACCTTCTTGGGAATTGAGACCGCCTAATTTAGAAGAAGCAACATTTTTTATAGCATCGCCCAACAATATGGTAGCGTGATAAAACAATGCCCCGTCAATCGCTTTTTGAATATCTGCTTTATTCTTAACATATGTATTAAGGGGTATTCCGGCAATTATGTTTT